TTTAAATGAAGATAACATTTCAGCAGGATATTGCTGTTCATAGCCTGATGGTATCTCTAATTCGTAACCATCTGCTGATTCGGGTCTGCCAAGTTTGTCATAAACTTCCATCCTTTCATCATCTGTTTTTGGAATGGGTATTCTACTACCTAACATCTGTTGTTGATGTACCAAGGTTTTTGCTGCCGACTCTGCATCATTGATATTTGCTAAAGTCGGGTCTGCTCTTAAATCATCTGACAACCCATCTCTCCAATCGCTTTGGTTGTCACTTGTTACAGGTGCTGTTGCATTGTCTGTATTTTCTGTGGCCTCTGCTACTTCATTCATTTTTTATTCCTCTTTTATATTACACATTTTTATAATACGCATATAGACGGATCTTTCTCCTTCTCTACGCGCGGTTTCATACGGATCGCCTTTTACATAAGACTCCCGCATTTGATATGCAGCCTTTAAGTCTTTGAGGACTTGCATTCCCTCTCTAGTACCAAAAGCATCTGCATAGTTTCTTCTGAGATCATCAATCTCTTTCATCCCGCTGATCATCACTGACCTTCTTGCATCATAGCCTGCATCATAGCCTCTTGATCTTCTTCGGACATATCCGCTGCTTGTGCTGCTACAGGTGCTAATTTACTCACAACATCTGCACCGCCTTGTACTGCTTGCATCTGTTGTTGCTGCTGTTGTTGTTTTGCAGCCTCTTCACGTTTAGCATTAATTTCTTCAGGATCTCTCATAATGTTTTTAGGAACGCCTAACAGTTCAGCACGAGAACGAATTGCTGCATCATGATCAATGTTGTCCATTATTTCAGGTGCAAATCCCGCTAAATTAGCAGCCATTTCATACAACCTCTCAACTGCCGTAGCCTCTTCCATTCTTTGAGAACGTGCTAGTGGGCCGACAAACTCAATATCTAACGCAGTGCCTTCCAAATCTTCCGGCGCAGGGGAAAAAAGATCGTTCCTGTCCATAATGGCAAAACATCTTTCTATCAATGGATTTAGAAACTCCGTCTGAAATCTTCCTAGAGTCGGGCCTAGTAGTCTTTGCATCAATTCATAGCGAACTTGTACTTCAGTTGCCGTCATTTGCGGGCCACTCTGAAGTTCTAACTGATCTGAGAAGAAAGCCTGCTTAATAGCACCTCTTAAAGCCTCTTCCTTCATGTCAGAAACATCAAATCTTGCACCTGTATTTAACGGCTTTATTGCACCATCTCTTCTAACAACTGTTATACCTGATGGTTTTGTAACAACACGACCAATAACACCATCATCTTCTACTAAAAGTGGCGGATCTATTGCCTTTGCCCATGCTTTTAACCCTAACTCTACTGCTTTATTGAGAGTTTTAATATCAGGGAGTGCATTGAACGCAGGTGATCTTCCATATTTTTCACCTGATGCTTTTGCCCATCTAGTTACCAAGTATGGCATTTCGTTATAACCACCCTCGCCAACAATATTCTTATCTGCAAGACAGATATAAACGGATGCCCAAGGTAATTTTGTTTGATTCTTCTCATACGAAGGCGTTACGCAGTGAATAAATTCAAAACTCTTGTCCGGATCTTTCTTTAGCGCCTCCATAACCTTAACACCAACAGCATCTCCCCATTTTTGGTGAGCCTGACGTGCTGTATAAGGAAATTTTCTGTACAAAGTATCTATCTCGCCCTTGTGATTCTCAGAAATCATGTATTCAGAAACCGCTAACGATCTAAAACTGATTGCCCCATCTGCTTCTTCAACTTCTAAACAAGCAGTACCGATAGAACAAATATCAAGATAGAACTCATGCACTTCTGTATTGAAGTTTGACGAGTTGAACGCTTTGTACATTCTATTACGACAATCTTCTAACCATACTTGCACCTCTCTACTTGCAGCGACTGACTCATCTCTAACTCTTAAATGAAACCAAGGTAGGGATGCAGACGTTAAAGTCCCTTGTAAAGATGCCGCAAGTAAAGTATTTGCATGAACTGCGGTAGAATCGTAAAGTTTCTCAGTTCTCTTTGATCCTTTTGCATAAGTTGCAGACACATCTGCTTTCCTTGGCATTACATAGTCAAGAATTTCTTGCCAATGATTCAACCACGGTGCTTTATCAGATTCTAATTTATTAAATCTTTTAATTAACTGTTCAACTTCCATGATGCCCCCTTATGAACCCGATCCAAGAAGAGATCGTTTCTTTGTTGGCGCTTCATCCAAAAGACCTTCTCCGCCTGTTCTTAATAATGAATACCTGCCTTTCTTGGCTTTGTTCAGTATTTTCTTACGCTCTACAACGATTTCTTCATCCATTCGCTTTTCTTCTGCTCTGCGAACTTCAGTTTCTTTCTCCATTGTTTGTGGCGTGTACATTGGTGGCATTGGTGGTGGTGGTGGTGGTGCAGGTGGTGATTTTTTACCCATTTTCTTCTCCTAGATAACGACACTCGCTGCGCAACATTCCATAAAAGATACCATCTTTACCGGATTTACACATCTGTCTGAGTCGGCCTTCTTTCTTAAACCCCATTCTCTCAAGATGATTTCGCGCAGTTGTGTTGTCAATTTCTGTAAATGCAGAAACTCTACGGACACCCAATTGTTCAAAAGGGTAGCCGTATATGAATTTCATGTTTTTTTTGGTGAACGCCCCTCGGACTTCACTTGCAGCGGAAAGCATAATATCTACCTCTCGGTACTCACTATACACAACCCCTGCTACTAATTTTCCTTCTTGATATATTCCAAACGATACGCAAGCGCCAAAATCTGTTGCGCCTACTCGATCCGCAACCCACTGTGAAGTTTCGGATTTGTCATTTGGTACTACGTCAAACATGGACTAACGTCCCCCTCCAAGAAGAAGTCGTTTTTTGACCTTATCTTCTTCTTTGTCCCAATAATTTCTTGAGGCTAAAATATTTTTTTGTGGTGCTTCTACGCCTTGTACTGTAGATACCTTATGATCTCGTACACTTACTTCGTTTAATTCTTTTGTTGTTTCTTCTTGCGTTTCCGTTGTGACTACCGGATCAGGTAATACAGGTTCAGGGTACGCCGGTTGATAGATAACTTGGGGTGCGGGTGCTGATTTCTTTCCCATCTTAACCTCCTAATAATGTCTGTTTTGAAACGTTTGCATCTGACTCAATTCCTTTTCCGCCGGATAATAAAACAGATTTTCTAATTTGCTTTCGCCGTCTGCCCATCATTGATGCGTGATCTTCAACAGGTTCTTTAACTTGTGCCTGTATCTGTTTTACTTGACCTGCTTGTTTCTTTACCATTTTATTTACTGCAGGAAATGACCCCGCCGGAGATCGAGCCGCCGGCTGCTGCTGCGGTTCGTATGTTCGATAAACAGGTTGTTGTGCTACGGGCGGTGATTTTTTACCCATGCTAAGACCCCAANAATGATTTAGTCTGTGCAGAAGCAGTTCCGCCGCCGAGATTTGCGCCTCTAGTAAGAATGTTTCCATAATTACCTTGCTTGCCTTTCTCTTTCTTGACTGCTTCTTGAGCGTTTGCTACAGGTGCAGGCGATGCTGCGGCTGATGCCGGTGCTGATGTTATATAAACAGGTTGTGGTGCTGCAGGTGCAGCAGGTGCATTTTTCTTACCCATGATTTTATTTCCCCTTAAAAAATATTAAACTTGTCATCTGCCTGATGCTGCCTTGGTTGAGTTTCAAACACCCTTGCTAATCGCAAAGACATCGCTGCATACCTCATGGCAGAAATCAAGTCGTCTTTAAATGGTACTATTCGACCTTCCTTTCTATGATACATCCTAAATTCATCGAAAATCTCTTTTTGTGTATCAAAAACCTTTAATCTGCCTGTTTTCATTCTCTCAAGCAATTCCATTACACCCGACTCTAGTGAAACACCTCCCGATCCTTCAGGCTGTCCACCTGTGGGCGGGTTAGTAAACCAACCACCCCACGTTCTTCCTCTTCCTTTTATCATGTTCACACCTAGAGTGCGATATTGATCTGCTAATGGTGTTCCCGAACCCTTGTCTGCTTGCCTACCATCACGCGGCCAAACAACAGGAATCCATTTCGGTCTTGCGTTAATTGCTGCTGCATGTATTGCAGGCACTTCTTGTCGTTGTGAATAAGTGTCATATATGTATATTACATCAGAATCTCTATCCCAAGTAATCCAAACTGCTGTTGTTGGGTGATCCCAACCATAATCCATTCCACATATACGAGGCCAATGACTCGGAATCTCTATCGGCTTACATTTGATTAGATCTTCAGGTATCGGAAAGACTAAACCCGAACCAAGAGAAGGAATTCCTTTTTCTCTCATCTTCCNCTCGTGTGGCGGTAGTGCAGCGAGTATTTGTTCTTTAACTTCAGTCGTCATGTGCGGTGCATCATCCCAACCTGCAGTGTGCATAACTTGACCATTACGCAAATCATTCATAAATTGTGCAACAGTTTCCGTCATTCCATTCTCAGGGGTGAACGTCATGTACACCATGCCNCCTTTATCTGCAGTACGAGTCACACATTGCGAGTAAATCTCCGGTGGCGGCTCTTCATCTAACCAAATTACGTCTAGCGACTCACCCATCCACTTCTCTCTTCCCATTTCGTATGCTTTGAAACCGATACGCGACCATCCACCACTCACATGTTTCACAACGGCGGAGTTAAATGCATGTGGAACACCCGCTTTTCTTGTTGTATCACCGATAAGTTTTGCAGGAATCGATCCCACACCCCTTGCTGACGGATCATCCGGCTGTCCGAATAGTTCTTTTTGTAGAATATCACGAGTTGTTTCATTACTCGCACCACCCGCCCACGCTCTAATTGGTCTATTCCATCTTCTGCCTGTCCACCAATCGGGGTACAACCCTGTTAAATGAATTGCTAACTCCATCGCACCACAGAATGATTTTCCAATTCTGTTTCCTGCCATCAATAATTTTTGAGCAGCCTTAACATTGTGGAATTTGTCCTGATATGCATACGGCTCGTAGTATTTCAATCGGTTGTGGTCTTTCCTGTACTGCAGTTCTTTTGCGATTTGTATTGCTTTTTCAACGCTCATCTTCACTCTCTAATAAGATTGCATCTTGTTGTATCTGCTCTGCAAGAGTTGCGATAACAATATCGTCTAGTTCCCCTGCACCCTCTTTAATTAGTTTCGCTGTTCTGTGTATTGCTCTTAATTTAATCTTGCACTCCTCAAACTTATGCTTCATTCTTCTCCTAACCCTAAATGTTGTGATGCCATATCTATG